GAAGTCCACCAAGGCCGTGCGTTGCGGTGGCGCTGTCTTGTTCTTGATCGTGCGGATCTTGATCGTCTGACCGACCTTCTTGGTGCCGCTGTTGATCCACTCGTCTCGGCCGACGTCGATGCGCGTGAGGAACGAGTAGTTCTTTCCCTTGCCTCCCGGCGTGGTCCGTGGATCACCGTGCATCACGCCGATGCGCTCCCGCCACTGGTTGATGAACAGCGCCAGCACGGGGCGGTCGTACTCGGTGAGGCTCCGTGACAGGGCGGCGTAGCTCTTGCGCATGAACTTATTGGTGAAGTACGCACCCCGGCCGACCGTCAACTCCATCATCGTCTTGTCGTCCTCGTCGGAGGGGACCAGCGCCGGGTAGCTGTCGATCACCACGGCATCGGCGGCGCGCTCTTCCAGGACCGTGAGCACTGCCTCGTAGGCAGCCTCCATGACGTTGGTCATCACGAAGGTCATCCGCTCGACGTCCACGCCAAGCTCGGCAGCCCACTCGGAGTTGAACTCCTCGGATGCCACCCACAGCGTGTGATACTCGGGGTTCAGCTTCTGATTGGCCGCTATGGTCTTCAAGGTCATCGTCGTCTTGCCGCTCGACTCGTTGCCGATGATCTCGTTCCAAGAGTTGAGCGGCCAGCCACCACCGAGGGCCAGGTCGAAGGCCAGGGCACCAGTGGTGGCCCGCTGGTAGGTGATGTTGCGCAGGTCAGAGCCACGGACCAGCACCACGTCCTTCATCTTTTTGTTGACGGAGGCAATGAGGACGTCGATCTCGGAAGGCATAGGTTTCAATGCTACCGAACCTTGGAAGTCACTGCCAGGAGGACTGCAGCCCTTGTGTGAAGAGCCCGCCGTTGTACCCACAGTCGAAGCACCGAGGCGCAGGCGCTGGCCCTCGCTTGGAGACGCCGAGGTCTTCGTAGTAGTGCGACGAACCACACTCCGGGCATGGCATGGGGTTCAAGCGGGAGCCCTTGCCAGGCTTGGCCACTCCGGTGGCGCGCTGAACGTCGAGCAGGGTGGACAGACTGGCCGAACCCTGCTTGACCTGCTCGTTGTAGTCCTGGTACTGCGGCTGTACAGGCGCGTACTGCGGCGCATACTGAGGCTGTACATGGCCGTACTGGGGCTGAGGTTGCGGAGCCCCGTTACCTGGGTATGGGCCGGTGGGGTATGGCTGCGGCTGCTGTCGCTGCTCGGGGACACCGGTGACCCTGGCTCTGGCCCGTGCGTACCAACCCTGATCAGCCATGCGTGTGAACCTTCGAAAGAGCCTCGGCAAGGAAGGCCAGCAGTGCGCCAGCCACCACCTTGCGCTTCATCTCTTCCGAGGTTACTTCCGGCAGAGAGGTCACCAGAGCATCGGCGTACTCATCGGCCAGGTCCACGACCTGGTCGATCACACTGCGCTCACGAAGCATGGTCACGCTGCCCACGTAGACGAGGGTAACACAGCGTACCGATTACTGCTTGGCTTCTGCCCAACTCGATCCAATAGCTGCCGAAGCGACCAGAGGTATCTCACCGAGGATCGGATCTCCTTGTGGGTTGCGAACGTTCTCCATCGTCTTAGATACCAACGAGAGGACCTCTTTAGTCGCGTCCTTCTCCACTCGTACCACGATTTCGTCGTGCACCTGGACGATCATCTTGGCCGGGTAGCTCTTCAACAGCGGGTGCAGGTCGAGCATCGCCAGTTTGGCGATGTTGCTAGCAAAGCCCTGCACGTAGGCGTTGATCGCCTGGCGCTCGGCCCGCCACACCTGCCAGTCGTCAGTGTGGAACAGGTCAGGAAGCCGACGCCGCCTGCCGTTGGGCGGGATCAACACGTACGGAGGAACGTGCAACGGGTCTGCTCGGTCACCACGGGAGCGAGCCAGGCGCAACTCGTTCGCCTTCCATGTCTCCAATCCGGCGAACGTGTCGAAGTAGTTACGGATGAACGCTGCCGCTCTGGCCTTGGAGACACCGGCCACGGCTGCGATGCGCTCTTCACCAGCGCCGTACAGCGTGCCGAAGTTCTGTGTCTTGCCGACCTGGCGCTGCTCCTTGGTGACCTGATCGATCGGGATTCCCAACATGACCGAGGCGGCAAGGGCGTGGATGTCTTGTCCTTCCTGGAAGACACGAACCATCTCCGGGTCCTGCGAGGCGTAGCCAGCGCAACGCAGTTCGATCTGGTCGTAGTCGGCCACGATCAGGTCGTAGCCATCACCGGCGACGAACAGGTCACGGATGACCGTCCCTCGGGGAAGCTGCTGCAGGTTGGGCTCGGCTGCCGACAGGCGACCGGTCACCGTGCCGTGCTGCTTGAAGGAGGTGTGGATCGTGGGCAGTCCGAAAGCCGGGTATCGCAGGTGCCCACTGAGGCCCTCGATGAACGTCCCCCGGAGCTTCTCCAACAGCGACCAGTGGAGGAACAGTTCAGCCATTGAGTTACCACGTTCGGCGTAGAACTCCAACACCGCCTGGGTCACGGCTGGCTGCCTCGTCTCCTTGGTACGGGTCAGCACACGCAAGCCCTGAGATTTCAACGGCTTGGTGCGCAACGGCTTGCCGAAATTGGGGGAGTCCTGATCCACCACGGTGCCGTAGACCTGCCTGCCCTCACCGAACATCACCCAGCGCTTGGCAGCGGGGTTGTTCAGTTCGAAGGTGTTGCCAGCCGCAGTCCACACCTTCTGCTGAACCTCAGCCTGTTGAACCAGGATCTCCGAGCGCACCTTGCCCATCTGCGATGTATCAACAGGGAAGCCCTCGTACTCCATGTCCATGATCACCGGGTAGACAGCCATCTCGAAGTCGTAGACGGTCCGCACACCGCGTCGTTCAAGCATCGGGTAGAACGACTGGAACATCTGCCAGCAGTAACGCAAGTCCTTGCCGAGGTAGCGAGCGATCTGATCGAGGCCGAAGTTCTCGACACCCTTCTCACCGAGGTTGGGGTACCACGCTGCGCGCTGCTTCCAAGGGATCTTGTACCACTCCGCAGCAAGCTCCTTGAGCCCGTAGGAGTCCAGGTCTTCCTTCAAGACGTGCCGCAGGATGATCGTATCATGATACGGTCCTGGCGGTATCACATTGCCGTAGTACTTGGCCAGCGACTGCAGGTCGAACTTGACGTTGTGGCCCAGCTTGCCAGCGTCGCTGAACAGCAGCGGCTGGATGAGATCGCAGACCTCCCGAGCGTGTAGCTGCTTGGGAGGAGGCTCGTAGGTTGCAGCGACGGTGTGCTCGACCATCCTCATAGAGGGCTTACCCTGCTTCGTTAGCCCTCTTTCGTCGTTCGGGTAGAGCACACACGCTGCGGTTCGTTCCTTGTGGTCGGGACGGATCATCCTCCCCTTCGGATGTCCGCAAGGGATCAAGTAGTTCCGACCGGCCGCACCGAGTCCGACCCACAGAAGCTCGTTCATCCGAGGCTTGGCCTTGGTCGTCTCGATGTCGAGGACGAAGACATCTTCCCTGATCAGGTCGTCTACAGCGGCCTCAACCTCTGCCGCCGTGAGGATGACGTGCGGCATCCGCCGAGAGGGATGGCCGTCGCTCCCCCCTTCGACGGCCATCCCGTTCTCAGTCACTCGTACTCGTCCGCCAACTCTTCGGCCAGTTCCCGAAGGGTCTTCTTCGGAGTGAAGTCCACGATCTCCGGCGTGTACTTGACAAGCCGGTCGAAGTCTTCCTGGGCAGGGATCTCGATGTCGTAGTCCTCGCGCAGCGCCGTGCGGCTCACCGGGCTGACGTTGTGCTGCACCGTGCCCCGCTTGCCGGTCTTGCTGGCGATGAAGTAGCCCTTGGTCAACGGCCCGACCTTCGGATCGTTGGCGTACGCCTTAAGTACGTTGAAGAGCCGTGGGCCGACGTCCCAGGACTTGATCAGCACCTGACCGTCATCACCGACGAGGGCGACGTTGAAGGCGGCGACTGCCTGCGCACGGTCACCGACCTCGCACAGCGGGCAGTCCTCCTGGATGGTCGTCGGGCAGGTGTAGGCCCGGACCGACTTGCCCTCCTTGGTTGAGCGCTCGATCCAGTGCCGCTTGAAGTTGGCGTACGGCGTGTCATCGAGGAACTTGATGATCACCGACTTCTCTTCCAGCTTCAAGGTCTGAGCGAAGGAGGACGTCGAGTCCATCGTCCGCTGGCCCTCGGTCCAACCACCACGGACCTTGCTCTCTCCTGCAGCAGCGGCCTTCTTGATCGGCTTGCGCGGAACCTCGTCACCGTCCTCATCGGGCTCGACGGCATCGGTGAGCCGATCCTTGGGAACGATACGGCGCACGGGCCGCTTAGTGGGTGTTGCCATGATGTTGCCTCAGTTCAGTGTGTCATGTATCGGGTGCAGTGTGTTACTTGATGAGG